CGAGCTTGGGCAGCTTCACTTCTGCACCGCCCGCGCCTGGGGCAGCCCAACGCGCCATTCGCCGCAACCGTCCCCTTCCCAAGTACGCGGGAACGCTGATTCGCCGCCAGCCAATAGCGTTGCCCTCGTCGGCGGAAACCTGTGACACCCTCCGATCTCCTTTTCTTCCGGAGGGTTAACGTCCCAATTGATTTCAGGAAGCCAAAACTCACAGCTCCAACATAGCCGGGGCAGATCGGCGACCTTGGTCTGCGCCAGCTTCTGCCAATAATTGCCGCTCATTGCGTCTTCAGCTTCCGTTCAAGCATCGGCTTGGTGATCAATTCCTCATTGATCGGAATCAGGTCCAGCACCGTCCTCATGAACACGGCCAAATGCTCATCGCGCATCGCCTCGGTCGCCTTGGGGTTACCGACGACAAACATTCCGGCCAACCATATACTGACCAAATCCGCGAGCGCCGCGCTTTGCACGGCCCCCCCTTTCCCGGCGAGAAACTGCCGGATCGATTCGACGAGGCGTTGCGCCTCAAGCGCTTGATCACTGGAATCGTCGCTCAATTGACGCCGCCCATCTTCTGACGGACGTACTCTTGCGCGAACCGCTCGCACAGCGCGGCGAAGAAGCATCTCGGCGTGAAGTACTTCAAGAACTCGCCGGTCGCGATCTCCTCGTCGCTGCAAGCGAGAATGTGGACCGGGCCGTCCTGCACGATCGCGCCAATGCCGTTGATGAAAAACAATCCCTCAGCCGTGTGCGAGACGCCGAGCACAACGCCGTGCAGCTTGCCGATCTCAGCGGCGACCGCGTCGAGGATCGGCCGCACCTCGAACGAGCTGCGGACCTTGCTTTGCTGACGGAGCTGGTGCTCGCTCATGGAGTCCTGTCTCGCTCGATCTGCTGATACCGGAGGACCATACCCGCCCGGAACGCCCGGGCGGCAAAGTCATCAAGAAATTTGCCCGCCGTGATCTCCTCCAAGGTCGTCGCGATAACTTCGTCCCCGTCATTCGAGACCGGCTCGCCGTCGACGTCGACGAAGATCAGCCGATTGCCGTTTTTCACCACCTCGACATCGATCCCCACAACCCGGCCGATCGTCCGCGCCATGCGGGTGAGCCGTTCTGCAACTTCATCAAGTTCAGCCATGTTTCCTCCAAAAAAGGCGGGCGGCCCCATCCGCGATGCGTCGGGGGGCGAAGCCGCTTAGAGAGCCGCCCGGGCTGGTCGGATTTGGTCGAAACGGCCAGCCGATTGCACGATACCGCGATTTGCAGATCTTGCAACCTGTCTCGGTATGTGCTATATGAAGGACGGGCGACCTACCGCCCGAACCAAGGAGTCGAGAATGAACACCATTGTTAGGGGTATCAGAGGGCGCACCCGCAAGGGGGAGCTGGTCGAGTTCGACGTCGATGTCGAGATCGACGTGCGCAAGCTCGCCGAGGATCTCGGCCGCAAGGCCTTCCTCAACAAGTCCGGCAAGTCGAGGTTCGCCGACGGCAAGATCCGCGTCAGCGTGCGCAGGACGACCTAACGAAAGGCCGCCGCGCTGCGGAGGCGCGGCGGCCCACCTATCGCCAACAGGAAGGGACCGGAGGGTCCCAACAGGAGCCTATCATGAAACACGCCGTCGCCTACTTCAGAACCTCGTCGGCCACCAACGTCGGCGCGGACAAAGACAGCCTCCCCCGCCAGGAGAAGGCCGTCCGCGACTATGCGGCGCGCAACGACATCGAGATCGTCGGCGAATACTACGACGCCGCCGTCTCCGGCGCCGATCCGGTCACCCAGCGCGAGGGCTTCAGCCTCATGCTCCAACGCATCGCCAGCAACGGCGTGCGGACGATCCTCGTCGAAACCGCCAACCGCTTCGCCCGCGATCTCATGGTGCAGGAGACCGGCTGGAAAATGCTTCAGGATCTCGGCGTCGAGCTGATCGCCGTCGATTCGCCGTCGAGCTTCGTCGAGGACACGCCGACGGCGTCCCTGGTCCGCCAGATCCTGGGCGCGGTGGCCGAGTTCGACCGGGCATTGACGGTCGCCAAGCTCAAGGCGGCGCGGGCGCGCAAGAAGGCTTCGACCGGCAAGTGCGAGGGGCGCAAGAGCTGGGCTGAAATGAACCCGGAGATGGTCAAGGTCGCGCGCGAGCTGCGCAAGACCGGCATGTCGCTGAACGGGGTTCGCGGGGCGCTGGGGGCGCTGGGCTATGTCAGCTCGAGCGGCACGCCGTTCACCCGGTCGGTCGTGTCCCGAATGGTCGATCGAGATACCACGGTCGCTTAGGCGGCCACGGTATTTTCGCGGGCAGCGCGGGCGCGCGCCAAATCGCGATGGGGCCGGCCTCAAGCCTGGGCTTGGGGTGCATGCCATGGCCGGTATCGTCCTGGCGCGCGTCCTGCCCCATCATCAGAACCAGCATGAGCAGAGCGCCAAGCGCAACGCCGACGCGCTGGACGTGGGGGCCGCGCAACGCCCACCTGATCAGCGGCACGAGGCAGAGGCTTAAGAGACCATTGAGCAGCCTGGAGACCCAACCAAGGCCGAATAAGGCCAAGCAGGCGAAGCCGAGGAACACAATCGCCAGCGGACCGAATGCGAGGCCTTTGATCAGGCCTACGGTGAACAGCACGACGGAGCCGATCGGCCAGACGGGGTGGAACGTCACGCGATTCTTTCGGGACGTTCTCGCGAGGCGTTCCTCGGCCAGGAACACGCGCCACGCCTTCGCGCCTTTGCGCAAATTACAGGGCGCGCACATCGCCCGAATGTTCGAGATGTCGTCTCGGCCGCCGCTGGTCACCGGGACGAAGTGGTCGCGGTGAACGACAACGCCGTCGGCCCGCAGATCGCACATGCAATGAGGATTGAAGCAACGATAGCGTTGGCGCCGCAGCTGCTCGCGCCATTCCGCGTCGCTGTGCGCGCCGCCATTGCTTGCGCGGGCGGACATGGGTTCGACTCCATTTGTGAAAGAAAAAGGGGGCGGCCGAAGCCGCCCCCTCCCTCGCCTGCCTCGCCTTGCCTAGCCTAGCAAGGACTAGCCGAGCGTAGCCCAGCCTAGCCCTGCCTGCCTCGCCTAGCTCAGCCGCGCGCCGCATAGACTTGCGACGCCCCGCCTCGCCTGCCTTGACCAGCAATGCCCAGCCACTCCGGGCGTTGCCGTGCCTAGCCTGCCTTGCCTTGCCGCGCCGTGCTACGCCGCGCATCGACAAGCCTGGACTCGCCCAGCTATGCCTGCCTTGCCTCACGCCGGAGAGGTTTCGCTCTCCGGTGTCGTCTGACGGCGGACCAGTTCAGCGATGCCAGCTCTGGCCTCTTCAACCAGACCGGCCATAGCAGCGACCTCCACGAGTTCGCCGTAACGCCTTAGCCACGCCGTCAGATCACGTTCCGCATCGGCGAGAAGGCTGCGTTGCAGCGTCCCCGACGACACGACATCCTGTAGGGTCCGGTAGCTCCGGCCCTCTTCCTCGTTGCGCACGCTGACGAATGCGCGCTTGAGATCTCCTGAATCGGTTTCGACTCGAATGACCCGGACGATCGACTTGATCTGGCTGAGCCGAACAATGTAGCCGCATTTTGCGTCGTCCCATTCCAGATGCCGATGCAGGGGGTGGTTGGGATCGTCGCGCGCTTGGTCATGCACAGTTCTGAACTGATCGTCCGACGCATCCTCGCCGCCATGGGCGATAACCTCGGCGAGAGCCTCGCCGATTTGCTGCACGTTCTCGGCCAACTCCCGCGCGTGCGGGACGACGATGATTTGGCCTTTCCTGATCGCGTACCTTTCCATTCGACTCACTCCGCTGCTATGGCCAGATTGCCCGATGTGGGCAACGGGCCGGTTCCATTGGCGAAGGCTTTCCAAGCCGCCTCCTGCACAGGCGTCGCCAAGACGAAGGCGCCGAACATCCCGGACTTTTCGTTACGCCACTCGCCGATGCCTGTGCTGAGGCCGCTCTCGTTGATGAGGAAGGCGAGCTGGGCAGCGTTCATGGTCGCCGCGTTGAAGCGGCCTACGATGTTGATGGCCCAATGCGTGAACTCGGCGCGATAGGCGAGATCGGCGGTCTTGTTCAAACCGGCGCCGACGCGGACCATGTCTTCGCGCATACGCGGATCGCTGCCGTAAACCCGCACCAACGGCAAATTGCAGGCGGCACCCTCATAAGCGGTGCTGACCGGAACCCACTCAGCGTCAAGCCACAAGCTGCTGCCGACGACGGTGCGCGCCAACCCCTTATCCTTGTGAGCGGCGGACATGATCGCCTTTTTGACGCCAGTCGCCGGGAAGCCGAACCGCCTATTGCCGGTCGCCGGGTCCGGCTTCATCTCGTACAGGCTATCGACGAAATTCTTCTCGGGGTTCCGTTGCGCGCGGCCCTGGCCTTTGGGCGCTTTGACCTGTTTGGTCAGCATCTCCAGCTTGGCTTTTGTCGACCAAGAGTGAACGATCAGCGGTGACAGACCGATGAGCCAAGTGTCGAAGTTCGAGAAGCTGGTTTCTGTCTGCAACGCCGCCGCCAGATCGACGCGCTTGGATGCCTTACCGGCGAGCTGATCGCCGGGTTGCGCGGGTTTCTCTCCCGCGCCGGGTGATGTTTTCAATTTCGACTCCTTGTCGCTGTTACGGGCAGGCCCCGTAATTACATCTCCCATATTTGCACCAACTGCAAGATGTCAATGGCAGGAATGTGAAAAGGGCCGCCGAAGCGGCCCTTCCCCTTAGTTCCGCATCTCAGGCTGGTTGCGGGTCTCGACCTTAAAGTACGACTTCAGCGAGCTGTACGGCGACTTGTTCAGCTCCTTGATCAAGTACCTGTCGGCGGCGTCCTCCATCTCCATGGCATAGAGTTCGCCCTTGGCCCGATTGATCTGCTGAACCAGCTCGATCTTGCGGCGGAAGCGCCCCGCGATGCGCTCCTTGGCTTGATCGACCTCATCAATCCGATAGGCCGGATCGTTGATTTCTTTGTACGTGTTTACATTCGTCATTTACCGACTCCTTGGGCGACGGACGACCAAAAACGGTCGCCAACGCGACAAGTTGCACGATCTGCAAGATTGGGTCAAGCTGGCCCAATGCCCGGGTACTGGATGTTCGAGACGAGCGGCGTCCTCAAGCCCGCAATCGAGGCCTATCTCGCGCGGGACGAACTGACGCCGGCCGAGGTCGCCGCGATCCGCGCCTACTTGCGCCAGTGGATCGACGGACCCTGGCAGGCCGCTCCAGGCGCCGAGGCGCGCGTGCTCGAACGGCTGCGCCGCATGGTCGACGAGTTCATCGAGCGGCACGCCGTTCACCCGGTCGGTCGTGAGCCGAATGGTCGACGTCAAATGAGGGGACCGCGAAAGCGGCCCCCTCCCTTGCCATGCCGTGCCGAGCCACGCCACGCCAAGCCACGCCAAGCCATGCCGTGCCAAACCGGGCCTTGCCCCGCCTGACCACGCCCCGCCGAGCCACGCCGCGCCCGACCAAGCCTCGCCTTGCCTTGCCCCGACCTTGCCTCGCTCCGCCGCGCTACGCCGCGCCGTGCGCCATGCCGTGCAGCGCCTGACCAAGCCGCGCCTCGCCATGCCTCGCCCGGCCTCGCCCGGCCAGCCCTCGCCATGCCCTTGCTACGCATCGCAGTGCCATGCCATGCCGAGCCGAGCCGCGCCGCGCCCAGCTGCGCGCTGCCAAGCCAAATAATCGATAAAATATCCTCGCCTCGCAGAGCCTTGCGTCGCCTCGCATCGCCGTGCCTCGCCACGCCACGCCGTGCCAAGCCGCGCCTAGCATGGCCGGGGCTTGCCGAGCCCTTGCCGCGCCGCGCCGCGCCGCGCTTCGCAAAGCGTAGCCTTGCCCAGCCCTGCCCGCGCCCTGCCGTGCCGCGCCCCACCTCGCCGTGCAACGCCGAGCCGCGCCGTGCCGAGCCCTGCATCGCGCCGCCTCGCCAAGCCTAGCCGTGCCTCGCCTAGCCAGCTCATCAATAAAAAATCCTCGCCTCGCAAAGCCGCGCCGCGCGTTACCACGCCGTGCCTCGCCTCGCCCAGCCAAGCCCCGCATCGCCTTGCCCCGCCGAGCCCGGGCTAGCCCAGCCTTGCCTCGCTAAGCTGCTACGTCGATCGCCTGTTCGACGACCGCCCAATGATCGACGCGATAGCGCCCGTAAGGACCCTTCCGCGCTGGCCTGAAATCGCCGAGCCCCACCCGCTTCCCGGCGTCGTCGACAATCGATCGGAAAATCCCAGGCCCGAGAATGGTCGTGTCGAGCTGGACCGTGAACTCCAGCCGCCAATCATCGAACATCGGCCGGTGGGCGAGGATTCGGCCCTTGGTCGCCGGAATAACGACGGGCCGCGTGTCGACTTTCCACGCCTGTTTGTGGATCAAGGGGATCTCGGCGCCCTCGATGTCGACACAAGCGAACATCATGCTCTCTTCTTTGGTCGTGATTTGTTTTTTTCCGACTTTGTGAAACTTGCCGCCATCGACGAGGCTTCTCAGAAGGTTGGGCTGCGGGATTATCAGCCCGCCGTCGAGACCCCGGTACAACTTCGTTTCGCAAATACCCTGCGGTGTTTTGCGTTCGGCGCCCGCGCTTGCGCCGCGCGTTCCGCCGCTCGCGATTATCGCCGCTTCGTCGCTGAATCGGTTGCAAATCAGCGGCGTCACGCCGGTTATGTGAATCAATATTTCCATTTTTCGACTCTCCTTGCCTTGCCGCGCGCCGCATCGCCAGCACAACTTGCATGAAATGCAAAACTAGGTCAATCTACCGACATGCCCGGTTTTTGGATGTTCGAGACGAGCGGCGTCCTCAAGCCAGCAGTCGAGGCCTATCTCGCGCGGGACGAACTGACGCCGGCCGAGGTCGCGGCGATCAGGGGTTACCTAAGACAATGGATCGCCGGACCCTGGCAGGCCGCCCCAGGCGCCGAGGCGCGCGTGCTCGAACGGCTGCGCCGCATGGTCGACGAGCTGGACGACCGCCAGAAGATCGACATCTGGCTCATGCAGGCGAACAGCATCAATATCGATCCGCTCTAGTCATAGACCTCCAGGCGATCGATGAACGCGAACAGCGCGTCCTCGCCCAACGACGTCCAGGCTGGATCGTGAAGACAGTGCGCCGCAAACACCGCCTTAGCGCGATCGAGATCCGGCGCCACCTCCAGGCAGGCAGGCCAAAGCACCTCCATGTCGAGCCGCCGCTGGCGCCTCTGCCACCCCATCCGGATCAGCGCCCAGAGCCCCACGTTCATTGTCCTCCCGCTGATCGAAAGCATGGTGGATGATCACGGCGCCGTCCAGGCGCGGCTTGCAGAGACAATCGAGGCCGCCCCCGTGCGACATCAGATCGCCTTCCGGAATGACCTCGCGCGGATCGGAAAGGACGCGCCAGCCTTTGCTCATGTCGCTTTTTTCTCCCACGATGGAGGCGTACAGTCGCCTCGGAGGATCGGCGGGAGCCCCGCTTAATCAACGGGCGTCCGCAAGGTCGCTAGCACCGTCCGGTCCTCCAGCCTATGAATGGGGCTGGAGTCCAAAGACCCCAGCCCCGCCTTGGATCGCCTTGCCGAGCCTAGCGTCGCCGCGCATGGCATCGCCTCGCCCCGCCCAGCCACGCACGCGACCTATTACCACAGACTACACGGGGTACAAAGGCATCGGGGGAAGCGGCGATTGTAGCAGCTCTTGATATTCCTCCGACGCGACCTCCGCCGACTTCTTCAGCAAACCACGCTCCCGGCAAAACTTCAGCGCCTGACACAGCGCATCGACGATGTCGTCGTGTTTTCCTTTTGGAAAACTTGCGCATTGGCTCATGCACAATTCCGCCCAGTCCCTCGGCCAAACCGCCCCGTTCGGTTGCGTCTGCCCAGGCGCCCAAACCACCCCCTTGCGGAAGCCACCATCGGCCATCTCTTCGCCCCACAGATGCGACAGCGCGTGCGCCCGCGAAACCTTGTCCATGTTCCCGGGATCGATCCGCTGGATCGCGAACTCCTCGTCCCGGGTCAGCCGCTGGATCTCTTGCGCCACCGAGATCCCCGACGCCTTCAGCTCGATCAGCAGCCGGTCGACCTTCAATGTGCGGCACTTCTTGATCACTTCCTCGACCAGCTCGTTCAACGCCAGCCGCTTTTGCCAGCACGCCATCAGCATGGCCTGTTGAACCCCGAAATGGTTCGTCCAAATCCCTAAAACGATGAACGCCGAATAGTCGTTCTCCTGCTTCGTCCCGTAGGCCGAATCCAGCGAGCCGATGATCAGGTCGAAGTCCGGATATTGCGATTCGTTGCGCCCATAGGTCAGCGCGATCCCGCGATGCCATAGCTCCCACCCCGTGTAGGGGAACAGCCCGCCGCCACGCGGCGCGGGTCTTTGCTGGTACTGGCCGGCGTAAGCCCACTTGTCCATGTCGCGCTTGAGGTTCTCGACCTCCTGGCGGCCCCACCGCTGCGGAAAGAGCAGCTCCCCCTCGCTCCGCCGCCAATCCGAAAAACCGATCTCCGTCTCGCAGTGGCGACCGCTTTCGTATTCCATCGGCAGCACCAACTGCACATAGTCGGGCATAAACTCCTGAATCACCCCGCTGATGTCCGCCTCGTGCAGCCGCTGCATCACCACAACAATCGCGCTCTTCGCCTGATCGTTCAGACGGTTCACCGCGCTCTCCCGAAACCGCCGCGTCGCCTTCTCGCGATCGTTCGGGCTCTCCGCCTTCTCAACGCTGTGCGGGTCGTCGAGGATCAGCCGATCGCCGCGCCGCGAGGTCAGCGAGCTGAACGCAACCCCGTCCCGCGTCCCGGTCAATGTGTTCTCGAAGCTTAATTCGCCGCCCCGGGTCAGCTCAACATGCGGCCAATGCCGAACATACCAATCGCTGGTGACGAGGAGCCGCATCTTGCGCACGTCGCGAACGCACGCGCTCTCCGCAAAGCTCGAACTGATGTACCGATACGACGTCAGACCCCGGGGCCCCCACTCCCACGCCGGCCACAGCACCGACACAAGCAGGCTCTTCGCGCTCCCCGGCGGAACATTGATCAGCAACCGCGTGATCATCCCGGCGGTCACGGCTTCGAGGTGCTCTGTGATAGCTTCAACAAGGGGGCCTTTTACGAACGGCATGCGCGGCTCCAAGATCGGCCACGCCTCCTCCACGAAATTCACCAAACTATTCCGGCACCGCTCCCGAACCGTCGACACGCTCGCCGACGCCTCCATCGACGAGATCCCCAGCTCCCGCCTCATCAACTCCGCCACCACCGCCTCGTGACTCGGTAGGTTCGACCTCGGCATCAATCAGCACCGGATTCCTGGCCAGGGGCCGCAAAGCCCGCTCAAGCTCAATCAACTGCGGAACACTCAGCCGTGACAAGTCCGGCCCGCGCTCATCGTCCGGCTTCGGTGGCGCCCAAATCGGCCCACCACGCCTCTCCAGCCAAAATTTGTTCATGCTCGCGTCCGCCTGACGCCAGTTCCGGTCAGGCCCCCCTACCGCCATGTTGAACGCCGCCTCCGCAACCTCGTTGGTCCTTCTGGCACCCCCTTTCAACATGCAGTCTTTGTAACGCCGGTACAGCCGATCCGGCCGAATGTCCGTCAGAAGGCTGATCTCCTGCGGCGTCAACCCATTCGCCGCCATCCCCTCAATCGCTAGCTCCAACTCCCGCGCTCCCTTCGCAGCCTCCGCTATCTCGTCAGCGCTTCGTCCCTTCTTCGAGCGCGCCCTCGGTCCCTTCCCAGTGTCCCCACTCATCCCTTCCCTCCCTTCTCTCGCCACTTCGCCATCGCCGATCGCTTCGCCTCCCGACGCCGCGCCGCCGATGCCTCCAACTCAGGCAACGCTCGTATCCGATCATACCGCTCTTCCGCCGGCACCCCTCTCAACCACGCCAAAAGAGCCTTCGCGCTCTCCTCCGTTAATAAATCCAATACCTTCTCGCCCAATATCGCCTCCCGCCACTCAACCATTCTTACCACCCCGTAGATATCACCGTCATCGGTTTCTACGTGGTGTCTAAATGGTCTCTACGTGGTGTCTATGTGGCGTCTATGGATTTGTGGGGATAACGTGGTGTCTACATCCGCCCGATGGAACCATATTTTTGGGAGAGGCCTTAAGCTTAAACTGAAGCGAAGGGGCGCTCCCCCCCCCCACCCTC